ATCTGAGGGTCAGCCAGCGTCTTCTCGATGTTGGCCGTGATGGCGTCGCCCTTCAACGGCTTTAGGCCGTGGGCTTCCAAGCTATTAGCTGCAGCAGTCGCAAAGCGTGATGCTTCACCAAAAATGAGCGAGCCTTCAGCGGCTGTTGTTGCTACGGCATCCGCACGCTTGGCCAGCTCACCCTCGTAGGTGTAGCGACCCGGCACAGGCATACCGCGCTCGATTGCGCCTCTCTCACTACCCGCTCTAGCCAACCGCTCAGCAGCAGGCGCCATGCGACGCACGTCGCCGACCTTCTCTGCCGCTACCGTGCCCATGCGCTCGGCTTGCGCCTCCAAGGCAGGCTTTAGCTGACCAGCAGTGTTGGCTGCTGCCATCTCGACTTCAAGCTGCGGAATCAGTCGGTTGCGTAGTTCTTTCTTGGCTTCTTTCTGTACCGTCCTAGCGCCGGTCTGTGTCTCAGCGCCAGCCAGTTGAGCAAGCTGGTTTAGCCGCGCAGCCTCTTGCGCTTCAGCGGTCGTCAACAAGTAGCGAGGGTCGCGCTTGGCTGCCTGCTCAAGCAGCGCCTGTGTCGTAGGTGACGTCAGGTCAGCAATCGACTGCGCAGCGGTCACGTCCGTCGGTGCGCTGCGAGCCAATGCACGGGCTGCACCAACGTCCACGCCTAACGAGTCGCGCAGAATTTTGGCGGCTTTTTGTGAGCCGATCTGGCCGGACAGGGTGTCGTACAACCAACCCATGCCGCGTCCGCCCATCTGCAAGGCTTTGTCGATGTAGGGTGCAGCTACGCGGCCGCCTGCTTCAAAAATAGCGCCGACCAGCAAATCGCGTGTGCCAGCGGTAAGCCCTTCAGCTGGCGTCATGTCGGGGATGTTGCCTAGCGCAATGTCAGCCTGGCGCAGCAGACCAGACGCTGCGCCGTAACCAGTGGCCGAGCCCATCACAGCACCGGCAGGGCCAGCAGGCGCGCCCGCGACCGCACCACCTACAGCGCCTAATGCTTCTACGGTTGGGCCAAGTGCTTCTCGGGCGGTACGCGCGCCTTGGTACAGCTCGGGGTAATTCTTAGCCCATGTAGGCGGCTGCACGCGAGGGCCAGGCACTTCGCTGGGCGCGGCTTCGGGTGCTGCAGGCAACGGGATGTCAGACACCCAGTTATTGTCAACAAGATAGGCTTTAACGCCTTCTTTGTTGGTAGCCGACTGAGTAATAGGCCGCCATTGTCCATTAACAAGCGCGACGCGCTCGCCAGTTTCAGGATTGGTTGCGGTTTCCAGAGCCATTATTTTTTATCCGGTACAAAACCTGACGGTGGGGGCGGAGCCGCGCGGCGTTGGTTAGGGCTTGTGTCCATGCCTTCGCCAACAAACTGATCTTTACGTTCTTTCATTAAACGAAGAATAGTTTTGCCCGCTTCTTTTCGAAGCGTAGTTGGCAGTGAGGGGTCTGCCAATTGACCCGCAGCTTCTTTATAAGACTGTGTGTCTTTATCAGATTGCGGGCCTTCAAAACGCGGCACCATCTTCAGCACCATGTCAGCAATTGGCTTTAGCTTAGTAATTGCAACATCGCCTTCTGTAGCTTGCCCAACAAATCGAGCGCCAACATCTACAAGACGTCCGGCACCACTGCCCGTCGACTGATCAATCAAGCCGCCATCTTTAGTGATTTCCGCTAACTCTTTAGTAGTGCGGTCAATATCGCGGCTAAGATTTTTCTCTGCTTGTTCTTGCTTAATGAGCGTCGGGCTACGCTTGCCAGCATTAAGCTCCGTGCGCAGCTTTTCGCCGTAAGCATTGTAGAATGTGACGTTGCCTTGATCATCGGTCACGGTATTGGCGACTTTGTTTCTGTCTGTAGACTCGCGGCGAGCCGACAACGCTTCCATTGCTTTGTTATGGCGCTGCGTTTCTTCCAATTGTTTCTGTTGACGCTCAGCAGTTGTGCCAGAAATACTTTCCATTGCTTTCTGGTGCCGCTGAGTTTCTTCCACTCGTTGGCTTTCCAAATCGAGCCGCGCTTCTTCACGTCGGGCGCGTTCTTTTTGCAACGCTAACTCAGCCATCTTTTCTGCCGACACGCCGCTAGCACGCATACGCCATTCTTCTGGGTTGCTGTTAAATGCGTTTGCGTTACTTTCTAACGCTGCTTCAAGCGGCTGAATTTTTTCAAGAATTGGCTTTAAGTCGGGGTCGTTGTACGCTGCTTGTATGTACTGGTAAACGCCGCCTTCAGAATTGATGTTAGGCACAATTGACTTGAACAAACCGAACTTGCGCTCAAAGTTTTTAAACTTGCGCTCCTCTACTTTTTCTTCTAACTCCGCGCGTTGTTGAGCGCGGGCGGCCACACTTTCATACAAATCCGGTGCTTCTTGTTGAACCCGGTTCAAGTATTCAGGCGAGCCAATTTTTACGTTTGGGTCGGCGTGAATGGCTGCCAACGCGTTGCGTTGCTGCGTCCCGCGCTGATACTCTTGCATCTTTAGCGCGTTCATTTGCGATGCTTCTTGCGCGCCACGCAGTTGCGCAATAGCAGCCATTTGGTTTATCGGCGATTCAATTTGAATCGGGCGATAGCCCATTGCGATAGACGGGTCAACTTGTGCCATAGTCGTCTCTTATCTCTAGTAATACGCGCTAGTCGCGTTATTTACCGGTATAGTGGATTGCGGAAACATTCGGTTTAACAACTGTTGATTCTGGTAGAAGTTTACGCCTTGACCTAATGCGTTCGTAAACGCATTCGCGGCGCCCATGTACCCAGACGCTCTGGCGTTACCAGCACCAATCAAGTTAGCGCCAATGTTCTGGCCGAGTTGACCGTACGCGGACGCTGTTCCGGCGCCGAGCTGACCGTAAGCAGAAGCGGTTCCGGCGCCAAGTTGACCATAGGCAGAGGCCATGCCGCTACCTAAACTACCTGCCGCATTTGTTAACGCGTTAGTCGACGTTTGGCCTACACCCGCTAAACTCTGCAATGGGTTAAGAATGTTTGATCGTTCAGATTGAAAACGATTAAATGCGTTTTGGAATTCTTGAGACGCTAAGTCTTGCCCAAACTCCATAGCCCCGCGCAATTGATTGCCCGACAACAAACCACCACGCGCAGCAGCAGTTCTTTCCATTGCATCGATGCCTCTTTTTAGGCGAAACGCGTATCCAGGGTCTTCTTGGTATTGCGCCATAGTAAATGGTCGCAAACCGTAACCATAGCCCGGCGCGTTGGTTTGTCCGCTAATCCCTAACAGGTCAGCCAGACGGTTTTGTGCGGTAAGCCCAACCTGCCGAAACGGTTCTTGCAGCGCAACTTGGCGCTCAAACATGCGCTCTTGCGACGCGATACTTTTTTCTAGCGCGGCAGCCTGCGCAGCAATTGATTTTTCTGTAGCGCCAGTTTGCGCCTCAATTGCTTTTTCAGTCGAAGCAGTTTGCGCAGCCGTAGCGGCTTGCGTAGCTCTTGCTTGAGTGCTTGCGGCTTTACTTGATGATGCGGCGCCTATCGCGGCTGCCGTTACCGTTGCTGCCGCTATCCATCCAGCCATAATACTTCCCCTTCAATATCGTTAGTAAGTGCCAACCGTTTGCGCGCGTCGCCCAATCCACACTCGGGCACTACGTATAGACGATCTTCAAGCACTTCTAAATCTTGACAGTCGTCAGGATTTTCATAGACGTCTACCCAAACAACTTCATCTTCAAACACCCGCCCCGCACGTTGTTCGCCAGCTTTGGCGTCAAACTCACAAGGTGCGGTTAATACAACTACTTCAGTTTCTCGATTTACTGCTATCGTGCCTTTTTCCAACCGCACGCGGTAATCTGTTTTGTGTGCTGCCCCAGTCAATACTGTCCACGGCGGCACTGTAATTTTTCGCTCATACACACCAGGCAAAAACGTGTGCGTCGTTACAATGTCGGTTTGCGGCATCTCAAGCAGCGCGTCTTGCAACGCAACAACTTTCTGCCGCATCAATTCTGGCGTGACTAGCGCCGTGCTGTCGGGGTTAAATATCTCAACCGCGTTCACACTACCACCCATCGAGAGCCGTTAGACACCGTCACCGTTACACCGTTTGATACTGATATGACGCCAGCCGACATGCCCGACGATCCTGCCGGGATAGTGTAGCTGGTGGCGATTGTCAGGCTGTTAACAAAAATGCCATTAGACGCTACAACATGCGAGGATGTTAATTCACCAGTACTTGGTTTGTACAGCAGTTTTGCGTTGCTGGTATAGATGGTCGACAGTGCGCCCGACGTCGCAGCAGCAAAGGTCGGGTAGACGTTTGTGGACGTCGATGTGTCGTTCGTAATTGTTGCGCCGGTCGGCGCTGCCCAAGTTGCCGTTGTGCCGTTTGAAGTCAACACAAAGTTATTTGACCCAATCGGCAAGCGGGTAGCACTATTAGTCCCGTTACCAAGGATCAGGTCGCCTATGCTGGTAATTGGCGACAAGGCATTAAAGGCTGCGCTTGCAGTCGTCTGACCGGTGCCGCCGTTAGCAATCGCCACCACGCCGGTGACATTTGACGCCGTGCCCGTGGTGTTCTGGTTAAGCGTTGGAACGTCAGCCGCCTGAATGGCTGACATGACGACGTTTGTGCCGTTACCGCGCAAATACTGGCCGCTGGTCACCGCGCCTGCAAACGCGTTCATGGCCGCTTGCGCAGTGGTCTGACCAGACCCACCATTAGCAATTGGCAGTGTGCCGGTTACCTGCGTAGTCAAACTGACGTTTGATAGTGTGCCACCTAGTGTCAGGCTGCCGCTGGACGTCACCGTGCCAGACAAGCTAATGCCGTTGACCGTACCGGTGCCGGACACGCTGGTGACCGTGCCGACGTACTGGTCGTTCGACGTGATGGTGAAATTAGGGTACGTGCCTGAAATGCTGGTCGTGCCAGCACCGGTCAACGACACCACCTGGTCAGGTGCGGTATTGGTTAGCGTAAAGCTAGGGTAGGTGCCGGTGACACTCATGCCCGTGCCAGCCGTCAACGATACAACCTGATCTGGCGCGGTGTTAGTAATGGTAAAACTTGGGTACGTGCCAGACGTACTAATGCCTGTACCGCCGGTCAGCGAGACAATCTGATCGGGCGCGGAGTTGTTGATGGTGATGGCTGTCGACCCGTTGTACGTCGTGCCAACACTGTACGAAATACCAGTACCCGCCGTCAGGGCGTTGGCTACGCTGCCTGCCTGACCACTGATATTGCCGGTAATCTTGCTGCCCGCAAGCGAGGTAATCCAGGTTGGGTCGGCGTACGATCCTGTCGTGTAGACGCCGTTCGTGACGGTGTTGGCGTTACCTGTGACGCTAATCGCCCAAGTGCCGGTAGCGTTCGTGCCGTCTGTTTGAGGGACGTCTAAATTGATGCGGGCGTTAGCCGCATTGATGGCGCCTGTGCCGCCGTTGCTGACGTTAAGCGCGCCGCCTAAAGTAATCGTGCCGGACGTCGTTACCGGGCCGCCGGACGCAGACAAGCCAGTCGTGCCGCCTGAAACATTGACGGACGTAACCGTGCCGCCTCCGCCGCCAGACTCTGCTTTATTTAGCAGGTTTAGGAAGAACCGATACCAATCCCGCGCAACAAACCCCGATCGCTCATCAATGATCTGCGATTGGATACGGGGTATTTGCGGTTCGTTATCGCTAGGCATTGGTGCCCGACAAGCCTAGTTCGGCACCGACAATAGCTATCTTGACCGGGTCAGTGCCGGAGATTTCATACACGCGGTCGCGCAACTTTAACGTCATGCCCAACCGACGACGGATGGCACGGGTGCCGTATGCCCCGATCTTGCCAACAGACATCCAATGCTCGTTAGACCACGTATGGCCACCATCGTCCGACCAGCGCAGCATGACCTGCGGGTTGCTCCCTTGGCCAGTGTTTAGCCCAACGCCCGTCTGCATGTCAATTTGCAAAGAGTGTTGGGCAGTACGTTTTAGGTTGTTCTGACCGGTAGGCAGCGCCCGCCACGACCGCAGCCACTTCTGGGCAAAGTCGCCGTCAGAATACTGCTCCAAATCGTAAGCGTAGATGTTGCCATTTTGGAAGTCGCCTACCACCACCTCTTCGCTGTAAAACATCTGGCAGTTGGCGCGGTGGCGGATGAATTGACCGTTAGCAAACCCGGCTCGCTCATGCCATGCGCCAGTAGCCGCGTCGTAAACCCAAGTGGCTTGGGCGGACGGGAAGGTCAACACGTAGAACGAATGGCCGTCTTGCTGGTAGGTAAACGCAATTGCATCAGAAATGACGTCGTAGCTTTGGATGGCATACTCAACCGCGTGGGTTGATATGCGCTGGCCTGCGTAGCCGTTAGCCCGAAACACAATGCCGTGGCCTCGCTGATCAGCGCCCAACCAGAACAGCGAATTATCCATTTTGGCAACGGAAAAGGTCGCTGCGCAGCCAAATTCGTTGACCGCACCTTGAATACGCGCCAACGGAAAACCTTCTAGCGCTGCGTCGTACCAGACTTCAACCGATTGAGTGCCGAACAACCAGACCTCGCGGTGGTCGACAAACAGCGATATCAACGTGTCCGGCATACCTTCGGCGCTGGCAAATGACAACGGGTCAATTTGCGTGCCATCAAGCAACTGAGACGTCCAGAACCGTTGGGAATTGGGCTCTTGGAAAATGAAATAGCCGTCCAAATAGCCAACCGTTACCGCGCCGGGAAAATCAATGTCGGTAATCTGCGCCAGCTCTTCGCTGGCAGCATCGTAAATGTAACTTATCGGGTTGGTGGCGATAAACAACTGTGTGCCGTTATCCACCATCGATACTTGACCTGTACCGGCAATCAAACCGATCGGCTGTACGTTCCAAGTCGAATCAATCCGATACAAACGGTCGCCTGACACAGCGTAGCCGTAGTCGCCATACGCCCACAACCCACGAATCGGGCCAGTGCCAACCGTGGCTAGTTTGCGTAAGCCTGGCGCGCGGTTTAGAAAGCCGCCAGTCTTACCCTCGGGGGTAGGCAGTGGTTCAGGGTACAGATTGACCATGCGACTATCCGCCGCATTGACGCTGCGGGCAACGTACGCTTGGCCGAGGATTGGCGTTTGCATAGTTTAATAGTTACCGGCATAGATGTTAAACCGCTGGCGAGTAGCCACCAGCGAGTAAGGCATCGACATCACGTCGTCTGGGTTGTTGATGCGCTTCAGGTTACGTTTAGACGTCATTGCAATCCGAACAACCTGCGGCATGGGCTCAACACCAAACTCGTTGGCAATTTCCATCGCTAGGTTGTACTTGAACGCGCGCAGGTAGCCCGGCGGAAACGACAACACGGTGTTAAGTGTTGCCGGTTTATCTAGCTGCTGCACCGACACGAAATGCCACTCCAGCAAGCGCGTTGGCTTGGGGTAGATCGTCATGGTGATGTCTGGGAACGTGTTGTTCACAAACATGACCTGCGGATAGGTGCTGGTGACTGTCTTAACCGCAATGCCGTCGTACTGCTGCTGGTTGATCAGCTTGATGCCGTAAGACACATTGGTCTGCGGATCACGGAAGTACGTTGCATCGTCAATCAGAATAGGACGATTGCCGACAAAGTCGCCGGTCGGGCCAAGGGTGCGGGTAATTAGATCCGGCGGCCAATTGAACACCTGATCTTCGGTGCAAAACACAGCCAGACGCTCGGTATTCCACGAATCAATCATCTGATTCATGGCGTTTAGCGCATCTTGAGCAGCCTGCGGTGATGGCTCTTCACCTTCAGCCAGTTGGCCAATCAGCCGAAGCGCTGCCTTAATCTGGTCAAAGGCGGTTGCCATTCAAGCTCCTTATTCTGCCGCTGCTACCTCTACAGGCGGGCGGCTACGACGACGTTTGACATCCAGCGCGTTAGCTGGCGCCGCTACTTCGGGAGCCGAAGGCGTGTCGGGATTATAGCGTTCCCAGCCGTTTTGTTCATCAAATTCAGCCTCCAATTCCATGTTGGCGATTTTGAAGCCGTGAGCAGGGTGCTGTAGATAAATAATAGGCATAGGATGGACGGGGCCGAAGCCCCGTGGTTAATTAACCAGCGGCCATTACAGTCCAGTTTGTGCCGTCTTCGCAAACCAGAGTCGCCCACTTACCTGCGGTAGCCGCAAGAATCGCGGTGCCCAAGGTAGCGGAAGTCACTGGTCGTACGTTAGACGACGCAGAAATAACTGTGTATGTGCCAGAAAGGTTTTTGATGGTTACTGTACGTCCGATGTACGCAGAACCGCTGGGCAGCGTCACAGAGACGTTGGCAGCAGAGCC